AGGATAGTCGCGGCCTTGGTGACGCCGCCGAGCATAGTGACGACATCGTAAGCGGGCTGTTCACGCCCTCGGATCGAATTCATTGGGAAATCTCCTTGTCACACACACTAGGCCCGGAAGCGCATTTTCTGCAATAGCGATTTGTGCAAAAAAACCTCTTGCCAGCCGTAAGCCTGTCAGCGTAGGGTTCGGTCATTGGATGGAGAAACCCAATGTCAAACCGAGAAACAGCCCTGGAGGCCCTCGCCTCCGCATGGGTGAAAGCCAAGACCGCCGAAATCGAAGCCAACGCCCTGCGCGTCTCAATCGAAACCGAAATCATCGCCATAACCGGAGCCAAAGACGAAGGCCGCGAAACTCACGCCCTGCCCACGCACAAAATCACCGTCATCGGAAAGCTGACCTACAAAGCCGAATTTGAGCCGCTGCACGAACTGACCGAACAATGGCCCGAGCAATTCCAAGTCATCAAATACGAGCCCAAACTAAACGAACCGCAAATCCGCAAAATCCGCGAAATGCGCCCTGACCTGTATCGCCAGATGTCCGAACACATCACCGTCAAGCCAGCCAAAACCGGGATCAACGTCGATGTCCTTTGACCTAAAATCCATCTGCAAATCCGAAGCCATCGCCGCCCCGCGCGTCATGCTGTATGGCGTGGAGGGCATCGGCAAGACGACCTTCGCAGCCGGTGCGCCTAACCCTGTCTTCATTCTGACTGAGGACGGCCTGGGTAGCCTTAAGGTCGATCACTTCCCGATCGCTCGTTCGTCTAATGACGTTCTAGAGGCCATCGGGACGCTTTACAGCGAGGCCCATGAATTCCGCACCGTGGTCCTGGACTCAGCCGATTGGCTTGAGAACATGATATGGCAGGAAGTCGAAGCCAAGCATGACGCCAAAGACCTCGCTTATGGTAAGGGCGCGGTGTTGGTGACGAACCGCTGGCGGGAAATTCTGGACGGCCTCAACGCCCTCCGCAACGACCGCAAGATGGCCGTCATCGTGATCGCGCATTGCGCCATCAAGCGTTTCGACAGCCCCGAAGTCGAGCCCTATGACCGCTATCAGCCCAAGCTTCAGGATCGGTCTAGCGCCATCCTGCGTGAGTGGGCTGACGCGGTGCTGTTCGGCAACTACAAGACCCTCGTCAAGAAAGATGACGTTGGGTTTTCCAAAACCAGCAATCGCGGAATTTCGACCGGCGAAAGGTTGCTCTACACAAACGAGCGCCCCGCCTACATGGCGAAAAACCGCTATAGCCTTCCCGACCATATCCCTATGGCCTGGGACGAATTCGAAGCCGCAATCAACTAAGGAACCAGAAAACCATGCCTGCAATCGACTTTGACGTTACCGCCTATGAGGCACAGCCCGTCCGTTCCGGTTGGGACCCGCTGCCTCCCGGCGACTACACCGCCTGCGTGACTTCCACCGAAGTCAAGCCGACCAAGGCGGGCAACGGGGAGTATATCGAACTCACCATCGAGATCATGGACGGGGACTTTTCCGGTCGCAAGATTTGGGAGCGCCTGAACATCAACAACCCGTCCGAACAGACGGTCCAGATCGCCCGGTCGCAGCTTAACCAGCTTGCCACCGCGCTAGGCCAAGTCCCGCTCAAGGACACGGATCAACTGCTTGAGATTCCGTTCACCCTGACGCTGGACATTGACCGCAAGGACACCACGCGCAACCGGGTCATGGGCTATTCGTCCGCGTCATCGGCCCCGCGTGTTGCGGCCAAGCCTGCCCCGGCTACCGCCACGGGCTCCGCTAAGAAGCCCTGGGAGAAGTAAGCATGGTCGCGGTGCCCGAGCCTGTGAGGACCACAGCGAAAGAGATTTACGCTTGGTATGAGCAGCAACAGAAGGAGGAACATAGGGAACACCTTGGGGCCTCACAGATCGGGCACCAATGCGACCGCTACCTTTGGTATGTGTTCCGGTGGGTCAATCTGCCTACGTTCAACGGACGCCTGCTAAGGCTATTCGGAACGGGCAAGCGCGAGGAACCGCGTGTTTACGAGGAACTGCGTGGGATAGGCGTTGAACTGCATACCGAAGATAGCGGTAAGCAGATCGAATGCCGGGATGCGTCGGGTCATTTCGGTGGCTCCATTGACGGGATCGGGAGGGGCTTCCCTGAAGCGCCTAAGACTTGGGCCATTCTTGAAGTCAAAACCCACGGGTCCAAGTCCTATCATGAGGTTGCGAGCAAGGGCGTCGAGACGGCGAAGCCGCAGCATTATGCACAGATGCAGACTTATATGGGGCTGATGAACGTCGAGCGAGCCCTGTATTTCGCCGTCAACAAGGACACCGATGAGATTTACGTCGAGTGGGTCCATTACAATGAGGCTGACGCCAAGGCACTACAGACGCGAGCGACGTATATCATTGCGCGGTCAACGCCGCCCGAGCGCCTAAGCAATGACCCGGCGAACTGGGTCTGCAAAATGTGCGACTTCTACAAGACCTGTCATCACGGTGGCTGGCCTGAAGCGAATTGCCGAACTTGCTCACATTCAACGCCTGTTGAAAGTGGGCAATGGACCTGTGGTTTGCATGGATTTTTTATGAGCGCCGACGACCAGCGCAAGGGTTGCGGGGATCATGTGTTCATTCCGCCGCTTGTCCCGGCCAAGCCTGTTGATGGCGGTGTGAACTACGTCGAGTATGAGGCCAGGGACGGGACCACGTTCAAGAACGGTCCAGGGCATACCCTGAGCGCCAGCTTGTCCAATTCCACCAAGGCCACCAAGCTAAAGCGCAAGGCCATCGGGGATAACAATGGCGTTCCCTTTGACGACCCCATCCCTTTTGACTAGGCAGAGCGTGACTGCCCTACAAACACGCGGAGGATGAAAATGACCGGACGTATGGCCCGTAACAAGGGCGCTCGCGGCGAGAACGAACTTGCCAAGCTGCTATCGGATGAACTTGGCTACGTGGTCAAGCGCAAGCTAGGCCAAGCCCGCGACGGTGCCGACGACATTGAAGTCGGACCCTACCGCATCGAATGCAAGCGCCAGGAGACACTTGCCATCATGAAATGGTGTCGTCAGGTGGAAGCCTGCACGAAGCCCGGCGAAATCCCGATCGTTATCTTTAGGCAGAACGGCGAACGGTGGCGGGTGGTAATTGCGCTAGAAGACTTTGTGCCCATGATGCGTGAAAAAATTGCAGAATCTTAAAGTTCTTGATCTTTTTAGCGGGATTGGTGGTTTTAGCCTTGGTTTAGAACGCGCTGGCGGCTTTGAGACTGTAGCGTTTTGCGAAATTGAACCGTTTTGTCGCGCTGTGTTAAAGGAACATTGGCCTAATGTCCCGTGTTACAAAGACGTTAAAACCCTTACTGCAAATCAACTCCGATCAGACGGAATTTTTGTGGATGTCATTTGCGGAGGATTCCCCTGCCAAGACATCTCATACGCGGGGGGGGGTGCAGGCTTGGAGGGCGCAAGATCAGGACTATGGAGCGAAATTGCCCGCCTTGTTAGCGACCTACGACCGCAATACGTCATCGTGGAAAATGTCTCAGCACTCCTTAGTAGAGGGTTTGGACGAGTTCTCGGAGACTTGGCCGAGATCGGGTATGATGCGGAATGGCATTGCATACCGGCTTCCGCCGTTGGCGCTCCGCACAGACGGGATAGAATCTGGATTGTGGCCTACCCCGCAAGCCAGCGACAACAGGGACAGAGGCAACTTATGCAGTGGGGCTGTGAAACGCCGAAGGGAGAGGGGCAAACAAATCAGCTTATCTCAATCTGTCTCGGAGGTATCTGGGCAATTGAACCCAACGTGGGTAGAGTGGCTAATGGGGTTCCCTTTAGGGTGGACCGTCTCAAAAGTTTGGGGAACGCGGTCGTCCCGCAAATCCCAGAAATAATTGGTAAATCCATTATAAAATGGATGATAACTGACGCATCGCCACCGCCTTCGCCTGAACCTCTCTAACCCGGCGCTCCCAGCCCTTGCCGAATGACGGCCAAGTAGGCAATGCCTTGAGGAATCGCAGGCGCTCGCCGCAATACCGCTGAATAAGCCCCTCAGAAGTCCGTGCAGCGGCAATCGTGGTCGGGCCTATCATTCCGTCCGTAACAACGTCTAAGGTCGCCTGTAGCACCTTAGAAGCCCGCATGACGCCGCTGTTCACCGCGTAGTCGAACACGGCATAATCCAGGCCGGATGGCAGATCGTCACAGCGGCACTTGTCCCAATAGTTGCGCTTGTAGAGCGGCCCAACATCATCAGGCGTAAGCTGCTTCATTTCGCCTTCAGTCACCGTCTCGCCGGTATAGGCTTCCCATACCTTTTTGGTGACGCCGAGCATCGTCGCTCCGCCAGGATCAGCCGGGTGTTTCGAAAAGCCGCCTTCGTGCTTCAGGACCAGACGTAGAGAACCGGGAAAATTTGAGGCTACCATAGCTTCCACCAAGGCTTTTGCTTCGGGACTTCGACCAACTTCACAAGGCCCGCCCGCTTGGCCTCGCAATCCTGTAGCGCGACTTCCTGTCTAATGCTGAACACGGCAAGGTCGCCAATGGATTTCACAGGTGTATCAGGACCGATACAGGGCTCAAGGAACGGTTGCGGGATTGTCAGGACTGGCGGGCTTTTCGCCGCGCAACTGGTCAATGCCATCGCGCCAAGCAGACAGAACGTCATCGGGCACAGGCGTCTCAGCCTTGGGCGATTCCTTAATCCGAACGGTTGCTGCATTTCCCTTCTCCCGGATGATAACGGTCCTGCTGTTGTAGGCTTCCAAAGCCTCCAGGGCCTTCTGGTTGGCCTTGGCTTGCGCCACAGCCTCCGCAGTCCTGATACGCTCAATATGGGCCTGCCTGTTCGCCCACACAGCCCACGCCCCTGCAATCAGGACAAAGGCAATCTCAGCAATGACGACATATTTCTTCAACTGATGATTTCCCTGACTTCCGTGGCCGTCTGGATAGCCTCGCTTTTGATCCGCGTGAGATCAACTAGGGTCGCCCCGGCCATGTAGACGAAGGCCAAAAGTATGTTCGCAAAGGCCAGGGCCAATGCAATCCACTTCAACGCGTCCGGTTCGTCCAGCTTGGACACAATCCAACAGATCGTGGCCGTGTTCACGCCCATGAACAGGAACGTAAACAGACGACGCCAGAACCATTGAATTTCCTTTGTCACCACAGCGAACCCCAAAGGCACAGGACCGCAAAGGCCACGCCATAGGCTGTGCCCCGGCTACGTTCGGCTTCGTTGTTCCATTCGTCATTCCAAGCGCCGCCGTCGCGATTGCAGGCAATCAGCCGTTCGCCAAGGTCAAACGCCAGCAGGGAAGCCACCACAGCGTAGACCGCCATAACCACAAGAGCCACAATCCAGGGACCGCCGAGAAAGAAGATCGGCACAGCGACTAGCAGGGCGAGCGCGTGACGAAGGACCGCGTTTGCACGTTGCCTACCGTCGATTGGCGTCAGGGCA